GCATAAGCTAAGAAAGCTAAAAATAATTTTTAATATTTAAAAGGAGATTTTTAATATGGCTAAGAGAATGTCTGAGAATTGTAAGTTGGTTCTGGATTATCTGAAGGAGATTCATGGTTCCAAGGTGACTTCTGCTGATGTGGCTTCCGTACTGGGTCTGGCTACTCGTAGTGTTGACGCACTGTTTACTTCCCTTCAAAACAAGGGTCTGGGCGTCCGTACTCCCACAGAGATTGAGACTGAGGATGGCGGCCGTAAGACCGTTAAGTTCCTGTCCCTGACTCCCGAGGGACTTGCATATACTGAGCCTGAAGATGACGCAGAGTAATTAATTCCTAAAAAAGAAGAGGTAGTTCCCTACCTCTTCTTTTTTTAAAGAGGAGCGATAAAAATTGAAAGTTGAAAATAGTCAAGTGTATAATTTTGAGAATGCCCTCAGAGGGATGCGCAACCCTAAGAATAGTTGGAAATTGAGTGATAGTGAATATGGAATGTGTGACATTGACGACATTTCTATTCCTACTTTAAATACTTATCAAAAGTACCATGGTGAGGGCGCCACTTTAACGCCAGAAGAATACACAGAATTGGCAAACAAGATTATGATTAGACGTAATGGTAATATTTGTGAGTACGCGGCCATCGGCCCCAAGGATATGAAGTTGGCACAAACTCTTATCAAGGCCGGCCCAGAGCATCGTAAATTTTTGCGGCAAATTTTCGTAACTGCGGATATTACTACAAGCCTTTTTCACTGGAAAGAGTTGGATACCTATAAAGTAAGCACTGTCGCCAATTCTACTTCTACTATGCATAAACTTACAAGCAATCCTATTACGATTGATTGTTTTGAAACTGACGATTGCGAAGATATTGAAGTTTATGATGGTGCTACAACAGGTGAGTTTTTTACACAAGTAATTGACCATTGTGAGCAGTTGCGCCAAAAGTTTCTAGAAACTGGTGATAAGCGCTATTGGAAAGAGCTAATACGCTTACTGCCCGAATCTTGGCTCCAAACTCGTACTTGGACAGCTAATTATGAAACATTGCAAGCTATTTATCACCAGAGAAAATGCCATCGTTTGACAGAGTGGCATACTTTCTGCTCTTGGATTGAGACTTTACCTTACGCAAAAGAACTTATTTGTGATGTTGACTTTTAAAGTAAAAAATGATATAATATATGTATAAAATAAAGAAAGCGAGTTATTGGGAATGAGTAAGAAAGAAGAGTTCATTAGTTATATTGAAAACCTGATGAAGCTTCAACCAGAGGTTCCTATGCCGGAAGGTGCCAAAATTTATTGGGAAGCTTTTCGGTGTGAGGAAGAGACTGAAAAGCCACTTTTTACTTGTAATGGAAAACTTATCCTAGAATTTTTGAAGGAACACGTTGAGGATATGCCATCCCTCAAGGCAAAAGACATTGGAGAGCATCTTCTTATTTCTTCAAGAGCAGTAACAGGAGCCATTAGAAAATTGGTTACTGATGGTTACGTTGAAAAAGTTGGTAAAGACCCTGTATTTTATTCGTTGACTGAAAAAGGTAAAAATTTGAATTTGGACTAAAGGAGAAAATATATAATGAAAAAGATGATTAACCGTACCCATATTTCCGGCTTGCTGCACGATCACTCTTTGCAGAAGCGTGTAACTGGTAAGGATTCCAAGAATCCCAATACTGAGTATATTACCGGTGACATTAATATTGCGACCGATAATGCCCACGAGAATGTTGTTCCTGTTCATTTTTCTTATGTTACAGCTAAGACCGCTAAGGGACAAGAGAACCGCAACTTTAAGATTCTGAACGATATTTTTGAGGGTAAAATTAGAACGATTGTCGATAGTGGCTTTGATGGGGCCGCCAAGATTTCGGTGGACTCTGCTATTGGACTGAATGAGTTTTATTCTGACCGGAATGGTACTGATGAATTGGTGAGCGCTCGCCGCAATGAAGGTGGGTTTATTACTTTGGTTAATGCCTTGGAGCCTAATGAAAAGACTCGTGCCACCTTTGAGACTGATATGATTATTACTGGTGTAACTGTTCTGGATGCCGATGAAGAGCGTGAGTTGCCCGAACGTGCCAACGTGAAGGGCGCCATCTTTAATTTCCGTAATGACGTTCTACCTGTAAGCTTCACAGCTCTGAATCCCCAAGCTATTAACTACTTTGAAGGACTGGAAGCTTCTTCTTCTTCCCCAATTTTTACTAAGGTAAAGGGTGAGCAGGTTTCTCAGACCATTAGGCGCAACATTAAGGAAGATTCTGCTTTTGGCGAAGCTTCTGTTAGAACTGTAATTTCTTCTCGTAAGGATTACGTTATTACTTGGGCGGCGCAGGATGTTTATGATTGGGATGACGAGTCTACAATCTTGGCTTCTGAGTTGGTTAAGGCTCTTTCCGATAGAGAGCTTCATCTGGCCGAATTGAAGCAGCGTAGTGAGGAGAGCAAGATGCGTAGCGTCAAGTCTGCTCCCGCGACCAAAGAGGGCGTATTTAATTTCTAATTGTTTAGGGAGAAGGGTTTAATCCCTTCTCCCAGAAGAAAGGGGAACAGAAATGGCTATTAACTTATTGAAAATTGAGCCGCATCGTGTAAGTCGGCAACTTAGTGGATATATTACTTTTATTTATGGCCCCGCCAAAGTAGGTAAGACAACTTTTGGTACCCATATGCCCGGACATTTGATCTTGGCTGCTGAGAAGGGTTATTCAGCATTGCCCGGAGCCATGGTTCAGGATATTAGTTCTTGGGGAGAACTTAAACAAGTTGTTAGAGAGCTGAAGAAACCCGAAGTCAAAGAGGTATACAAGTCTTTGATTATTGATACAGTAGATATTGTTAGTGAGCTTTGCCAGAAGTACATTTGTAGTCAGCTTGGAATCGAAAATATTGGAGATGGCGGCTGGGCTACCAACGGTTGGGCAAAGTATAAGCGTGAGTTCGAGGAAACTTTCAGAGTCCTTGCGCAACTTGGGTATTCTATCGTATTTATCTCCCATGATAAGGAGAAGAGCATTCAGCCCCAGAACGGCACCCAGTATCAGCAAATTGGAGCTTCTGTTCAGAGTTCAGCTCTTTCTATTGTTGAGAACATGAGCGATATTATTGGTTATGCCCATCCAAAGGTTATGCCCGATGGCTCCTCAAAGGTCGTACTGACGTTGCGTTCTCCTGATAATAGCGTTCGTTGTGGTTGCCGATTCAAGTACATTAGACCGGAAATTGATTTTAGCTATGAGGCTTTGACCGAAGCTCTGACTGAGGCAATCGATAAAGAAGCTAATGAAAATCATGGTCAATATATTACGAACGAACAGCAGGCTACCGTTGCTGTTAAGGAATATGACTATGAGGGGCTTATGAATGAGTTCCAAGAGTTGGTTGGCCAACTGATGAATAAGGATAAGAATTATTATGGGCCGCGCATTACTCAGATTATTGAAAAGTATTTGGGTAAGGGCAAGAAGATTGCAGAAGCCACCATTGAACAGGCTGAACTTATCTATCTGGTTGTAACAGAAATTAAAGAAGATTTGATGGCATAAGACTTAAAAATCGACCTAGACCTCTCTAGGTCGATTTCCTATAATTGATTGATTATAAAAATTATGTTATAATAATTATAGGAAAAGAGGTGTCTTAGTGGCCCACTCAGTTATTTGCTGCTATTGCGGCAGAGGTTTTGACAGAGACAAGGAGAAGTACGTCAAAGCTACTTCAAGAAGATATAGTCATGCAAAGTGTGCTATAGAGAATGCCGAAAAAAATAATTTACCTATTCCAGAAGTAATTACTCCTGTTGAATATGTAAATTGTGTTTTTTGCAAAAAGAAATTAGACAAAAATGGTGTTGGCTGCATACAACTTAGCCCTAATAGATATGCTCATTTAGAGTGCGCCAGTAAGCCAAAAACCGAAAAAGAATCTTTAGAAGAATATATTATGGAATTATTCGAATGTGAGTATATACCCCCTAGAATCCAGAAGCAGATAACGCAGTATATAGAGCAATATCATTTTACCTATTCGGGCATCCATAAGGCTCTAACTTATTTTTTTGAAGTTAAGAAAAATCCAGTAGAAAAAGAGTCTCCAACTTTAGGCATTGTGCCATATTGCTATAAAGAAGCGTTTACTTACTACTATTCAATCTGGGAAGCCAAACAGAAGAATAAAGGAAAATCTTTTGAAGATTATGTGCCAAAAGAAATTGTGATAAATATTTCACCACCGGAGAGAAAAAATAGAAAACAAAAAGTATTCTCTTTTTTGGATGAAGAGGAGGATGGTTAATGCCGTCAAAGTATATAGATAATACAGCTATTATTCAAGTAATTGGCTGTACCTTTAGAAACCCAGAACTAACAGAAAAGTATATAATTACCGATGAAGATTTCCCTAATGAGTTTTATAGAATTGTCTTTGGGGCCATTTATAAAGTCTATAGTCTTGGAGCTGAGAAGATAAGTCTTGAAAATATTTCTGATTTTCTTTCTTCCCGACCCAAGAGTGAAGCAATCTATAAGAAAGAAAAAGGGGAAGAATGGCTAATGAGAGCCGTTGAAGCTTGCAATCCTCTTTCTTTTGACTATTATTATAAACGATTAAAGAAAATGAGTTTGTTACGTGCGTTTGATAATTGCGGCGTTGATGTTACAGATATTTACGATCCTGATAATATCTTAGACGCCAAGAAGAAACAATTGCAAGAAGAAACATTAGATAATTCAACTCTGGAAGAAATAGCCGATAGAGTTAATACTAAGATAGATGATATTCGTATGCAATATGTAGATAATTCCACTACCGAAGCCGCCCAAGCAGGAGAAGGAATTTTCGAAATA